GACTTTCACCATCTCGCCGGATGCGCCGGCGCGTGACAGCAGGAAGCTGAAGGGGAAACCCAAATTCTAAGGCAACTCCCGCGCTGTTTCAACGGAGGGCAGACCGACTGCCACACGGGCCTCGCGGCCGGGTAGCGACCCCGGCATGGTGATGCCGCTTTTATGAACTTGCATGGACGGCCTTTACGACCGCCCTGTTAGCAATGAAGGGGTAATTACGTCCTTGACGCATAGAACATTCCAGCCACTCTCACGGCATGAACACAGCCCTTCTCCCCGAGTCAAAACTCGAAGCCATCCGGTATTTCGGCAACCCTGACAAGTGACAGGCAAAACCTCAGCCGCCAAATAGCAGGCACCTTGGTTTTTCAGACCGCCTTTTGTTCGCTTGCGGCCCTCTGTTGCGCGGCTAAATACTCGATGACGGATGGATGGAAGTAATCCAGAAAGCGAACGCCAGCGGAAGGGTCGGGAATCCGATTCAGCGCCAAGGTTGCCCTGTACGTATCGAGGGCGGGACGGTTCATTAATAGCCAAAGGCACAGCATCCGAGCCCATGGATGCGCAGGCTCGGTTCTTTCCCACAGAATTATTCCCCCTAAACCGTTCGCTGATGCCCCGCGAAGGAGTGTTTGAAATGCCCAATCTTCGCTGCCGTGTTCAGTTGGAGCCGATAGACCAATTGGATGTTCTGCTGCCGCATTATCACTTCCGCATTCTGGAGATTCTAAAATAAAGCCCATGAATTGCGCACTTAGACCCCGGCATGGGGTGCAGGCAAGATAATTCACCGTCCACGCAGTGAGGCGCAACGCAAGCGCCTCACCGCGGCGGCCTATCTCCGGTATCTCTCTTTCGCGTAAGGTAACAGGCTACGCCTGTGGCAACTATTACTGCGAGAATTTGGCCGGCCCAATTGCCGTATTCCGGTTCCCTGCGAAAAACGGGGTAGTTGTTCACATCCCGCACCATCAATGAGAAGGTTGGTGGATTGAGCAGGACCCTCACAAGAATTGCCGTGCCTACCAGCAAAAGGATTCCGTTGAGTATTCTCATTTTCATGAGACCCCGCAACTCCTTCAGGCCCCCGTCGCCCTACCCCTTTTGCTGCCCGCTCGCACCAGCTTGACCCGCGACGCCATGATGGCCTTGAAGCTGGCGGCGAAGTTAACCTGGGCCTGCTGTCCGGTCTCGTAAACCGCGACGTGCTTCTTGCGATGGCCGAGAGGGGGAGGCTCCTTCACGCAGGCATCTTGCTTGACAGCGATTGGCGGTCAAGCGATGTGTGCCGCCGTTAGAAACAGAGCGGCCCCCAGCGTGGAATGCTGGAGGCCGGTGTCGGCAGATGGTGGCTGGAGTACGTATCCAGTTATCTCTTGGGGGTGCGGTCTCCTGCGTGGAATGCAGGCCCTGCACCCCCTTTCGATTTCCCAATCATCTCCGACATCGGAAACATATTCCGAGAGCGCGGAGTACATCAAGGAGCCGAGAAATTGCACCATAAACCTTTGCGGTTTAACAAGAACGGCTTGCACAGAAATTCCGCAAATTCGGCAATTTTATTCTATGCGTCAAAGGGATAATCGCCAATGAAGGTGCTCCGCCTCATGCTTGTCCCCGTGGAAAGGCAAACGCTGCCGGAAGACTACCCCGACGAGCGCACGCGAAAGAGATGGAGGCGGCTCGCCCGAGCGACTACCTCCCGAACAGCCGCTTCGTCTTACGCTTGCCGCCAAGCCCCTTCACGTTCGCGGCGAAGCGGGCCATGTGGCGCAGGTGGGGGTTGGCCGACTTGAGGGCGCCGGAGAGCTTGCCTGACGGGATAGGCTTGTCCGATGGCACGCCTAAGGCGCGGTGAAGACGTCCCTTGTGACCGGGCTTATCGACGCCCGACTTGGCGATCCAGTTGTCAGCCATGGGGTCGTTCTACGACAGGCGCGGGGCGCGAGTCAAGATGGGTTGATCCCTGAATTGAGCGTGCAGGGCGCTACACCTGCGGGCTGTCACGTCTTGATTTCCAGCGCGTGCTGCTGCGTCTAGTTGGAGGGGCCACCGTAGCGGACACCCGTACAGACCGTTTTGGGACCGGTACCACGTTTGTACAGACGCCGCGCCCCGGTCCTAGGGCTGGCCTCCGCTGCGGGTACTTCCTTGCCAAGCGACATGGTAGCAACCAGAGCGCCCATGGGAGGGCCGCGCCCCACTCTGGCGCTGCGTCGTCTGGCAAGGATCGCTTACCCACCTACGTTCAATTCAGGGATCAAAGAACGCCGGGAAGGTGCTCTGCCGGACTGCCGCTGTCAACGAAAGTTTCCGGCTTGACCAGCCTTCCGGCCCCTACCACGCTGCCGCCCGATGCACGTTGTCACCCTCCCCGAAGAAATAGTCATCGACGCAGAGCAGACGATCAAGCCCGGCGAATACCTCTGCGAGGACATCACGGGGGCGCAGCTCATCAACCTATGCGGGGCGGGCAAAATGACGCCCCTCGTTGAGAGCCGCCCCTTCGACGACAATGCCGACTGGAACGGGGAGTCGGTCGTCATCGTGCGCGTAGGGGGCTTTGGCGACCTTACCAATCTCACCCCCGCCCTGCGCGAGATGAAGCGGCGCTGGCCGAGGGTCGTCCTCACGGTGGCGACCATGCGCGACTACGGCGACGTGATGAAGGGGCTCCCCTACGTCGATCACATCGTGCGCTATCCCCTCACGAAGGCCGAGCACGCGAAGTACGACGCTTGGGTGTTCCTTGAGAACGCGATCGAGAACAACCCCCGCGCCGAGGACATCCCGATGGCCGACGTGTTCGCGGAAATAATCGGCATCGCCCACCCGAAGAAGGCGTGGCTCAAGGGGTCGAAGGACGACGTGAGCGAGTGGACGCCGAAGACCAGCGACCGAAAGCCCGAGTACCGCGTCAGCGACGACGAAGCCGCGTGGGCCAAGGTCCAGTACCCGCGCATCCCGAACGTGCGCCGCCTCTGCATTCAGGTCGATGCCTCCATGTCGGGCCTCTGCCGCGTGTACCCCATGCAGCAGTTGGCGACCATCGTCGAGGCGTTCCAGAAGGAGACGGCGTGGGAGGTGTACCTGATCGGACGCAGGGAGAACCTTGAGCGCGTTCCCGACGGCCCGAACGTGCGCAACCTGTCCAGCCATGGGCTCTCCTTCCGAAAGACCGCCGCCGTGATCCAAGGCGCAAGCTGCTTCCTTGGCAGCGACTCGGCCTTCATCCACATCGCAGGCGCGCTGGACGTGCCCTCCGTGGGGCTCTTTGGCCCGTTCCCGTGGGCGCTGCGGACGGTCTATTCGCCGTCGGTCTTCGGCATCCAGGGGCGCGGCAAATGCAGCCCATGCTTCTTCCATGAGAAGGGCGGGAGCGCCGTGCGCGCCAAGTTCCCGAAGAACTGCCCGTCAAGGGAGCAGGGCCTCTGCGAGGTTCTGGCGGGCATCAAGCCCGAGACCGTAATCGCCAAGGTCAAGAAGCTGGCGAGGGAATGACCCAGCAGGACGCTGACAACCTGCGGGCGCAGGAGATTTCGGCCCGCCGCGACCTTGAGGACATCCGCACGCTCCAGCGGACGGAAGCCTTCGACCGCTACTTCATGCGCCGCGTGAGGGACAAGTTCGCGCAGGCGGTCGAGGCGTACAACACGCGCCCCTCCAGCCTCATCTACCACCCGCCGGACACGAAGGAGAAGCCCTGCACGCCGGAGGAGCGCGAAATCCTGCGCGCGCAATGCGTGGTCCTGCGCGAACTGATCGACCTCGTTGACGAAGGCGAGAAGCAGATCCTTGGCGAACTCTCCCGTCTGTCGGGGACTCAATTCTCCCCGTCCGGCCCCTCGTAGTCCTCGTTCGAGACGCCCATCGTCCCCTTGGAGGCACCCGGCCCCATGGACTTCGTGAGCCCGGAACTCGGCGCAGGCGTCTGCCTCCCCTGAAAGAGCTTGGAGACAAAGCTGCGGTAGAGGCTGGCGCTGGTCGGGTTCGTGAAGCTCCTCTGGTAGGCCCCGTCGCCCGCCGTGAGGCTGTCCCCCTGCGGGGTGTCGGCAGCGGTCGTGTCCGGCGCCGGACTCGCCTCGTTCCTAGGCTCCATGTCCTGCCCCTGCGGGACGGCGTTCCCCTTGGAACTGAATCCCATGGCCTTCCCCGGGTCCAAGGTCGGCTTCTCAACCGGGACAGAGGTTCCCGCCACCTGTGGAGCGCCGCCGCCGTTCGTCAGGGGATTCGCCCGCTCGGTCTGGTCCGGCCGGTTGGCCGGCGACGCCGATTGGAGGGTCGAAAGCTGCTGCGGCGACAGCCCGAAGCCGGTCGCCTGCGGTCCCTTGTAGCCCGCGTCGGGGGCGACGTACTTCAAGACCGCCCCCTTGTTGCCAGCCTGGATAATGCCGCCCGAACTCGGGGTGGCCTTGTACGCCGAGCGAAGGGGGGATGCCCCGCCCACGGCCTGCGGGGAGGGGTTTGCCGCGGTGCCAACCGGCCCGGGACCGCCGGGCATGCCGGAGAGCGTCACCTGCGGCTGCGAGGGTGTCCCAAGCCTGCGGGAGATCATGCTCCCGTCCCGGCGCATCGTCTGGGGGAATAGTGGCATCTCAGGTTTCGACCCAAGGGGTCTTTTGCGTTCTTAGGTGTCCTATACACTCTCCTTGCGTCTCATGTCCAGATGCTATTAGCGTGAACTCCGTCTCGCTGCCCCCCTTCTTCTTGGCCCAGATGACGTGATCGCAGGGGCAATGGGGGATGACGTTGATGTGCAGCCCGGCGGGCCACCAGCGCCTCCATACGACGAACAGGTCCTCCGTGCCGTTCCCGTCGTAGCCCTCGAAGTTGGCGAGCGCCAGAGCGTCCCGGCCCATGAGGGTGCATCCGAAGCCGCACCAGTCGGACGGGACGACCGAGCCCTTGCCGATCGCCGGGTACGCCTGATCCAGCCAGCCCCGCCGCCTCCAGCCGTGCTTCCCCATCACCTGAAAGACGTTCCCGTCCGGCGGGCACTTCCTCATCGCCTCGTCGTACTTCTTCCTGCGCTCGATGAACTCGGGCGGCAGCGCCGTCACCTTCTCGTCGTTGAATCGCTTGATCTCGACCTCGAGCGCCGCCTTCTCGGCCTTGAGCTCGTCCGTCAGCAGCCGCTCAGTCTCAAGGAAGTCCTCCGCGATGGGGTTCTGCGGGGTGCCTCGCCCCCCGAGGAACGCCTCGTTGGGGTAGGGGCAGGTGGAGACGGCGTAGTAGCCCGCGTCGAAGCGAAGCATGTCCAGCATGCAGCGAAGCGCATTCGCCGGGGGCAGCGTGTCGCTGTCGAGGCTCCAGCAATGGTCGGCGCCCACCCTGCGGGCCTCCGAGAACGCCGCGCCCCGAAGCCTCGCTATAAGCATCTGCGCGCCCGCCTTATAGTTCACGTCGTCCTTGTTCTCCTCCGCGACGTCGAGGTGGATGACCGCCCAGTGGTCGGGCAGCGCGTCCTTCCACGCCTTGACCGCATCCTTCACCTGCCTGCTGTTGTCGCCCGCGATGATGGCCGTCCCGCTGCCACTGTACCCCGCCGCGCTGAGGTTGGCCGCCACGCGCCGACCGAGAGTCTTCATCGCGTAGCAGTAGTTGGCGGTCGCGGCTACGGTTATGGCGAGCTTCATGTGGTCACGGGATAGGCTGGGAAGGAGACGAAGGGATTGGGCTCCTGGGAACTGCTGGCCGAATACACCGCCGGAACCGTCTCTGCCGCCGCCCCTTGGCCCGAGGCCATAGAATAGGTCGAGTGGCCGGTGTCAAAGGTGGATTCGGTCGTCCCGGTGTTGGAGAAGCTGTCGCAGGTCGTTATCCGAAGGATGCCCACCGTCAGCGTCCCCTTGGTCGAGGTCGTCGATACCCAGTCGAACCCCCCGAAGGCGGTCGTCGTAAGCTGGTTGACATCGGTCGTCGGCACCGTGCCGGTCAGGATGTACGTCTCCGTGCCCGTGGGGACGGCCAGCGAAACCGACGGCCAGCCCGAGCCGGTCGCCTCTATCGACGCCGGGCCGCTGATGTTTGTCCCCACCGAGTTGTCGGCCCCGAAGCTGGAGGGCGTCGGCTGCCAGCCGGGCGGGATCGTCGAATCCGTGACGGAGAGCATGGACTCAAAGGTGATCGTTGCCCCACCGGGATCGACTGCGCTGGTGAAGGTCTGCGCGGCCTGTGCGCCGCTGGCGTAGGTCGAGGCCGAGGCGTTGGTCTGGCCGATAATGTCCACGCCGGAGGCAATCTGCGTCGTTGAGTTCGTCACGGTCACGGTCGAGGTTCCATTGATAAGCTGTACCGTCTGGAAGGACGAGTAATCGCCATCGCCTATGAATATCGTCTCCGCCCCCTGCGGGTTGGCCCCGTTGGCCGACGGCTGCGTGTAGGTGACGAGCGTCGTCAGCGTGCCGCCCGCGCCAGTCGTCACAAACGTCCCGTCGGTCTGCGTGAAGACCGCCGTGACGCTCGTGCCGACATTGTAGGCGAAGGAGCTGGAGACCGTCTGCTGGCTGCAATAGGTGAGCGTCGTTCCCTGCGTAGTCAGATACGTGATCGTCTCGGAGACGGTGCTTGTGAGGGGCAGCGCAGCGGCCACCGTCGTCCCGGTCGTGCTCCCGAAGGTGGTGGTCGTCGTCGTCGGGACCGCGCCCACGGCGTAGGTGGAACTCGTGCTGGCGCTGGTCGTGTAGGTGGTGGTCGTCGATTGGTAGCTTGAGGCCGACGTGTAGGTCACGGTCGCCAAGGTCGCCGTCGGGTTGTAGCTGCCGACAGGCACGGTCACGCTCCCGAAGGTGAAGCTGATGGTGGTCTGCGTGAACGAGGCCGCAACCGCCGTCGGGTCGCCGGGTCCTGCCGCCGTCAGCGACCACAGCCAGTCGGTCGATGCCGCGAGGACAACGGTGTCGTAGAGGACGAACTGGTTCGCCGCCGAGGATGTGTTGTTGACCGTGGTCGTGAAGTTGGCGGTCGAGGTGACGGATACCGTGGCTGAATAGGTGCTGGATGAAAGGACGGTCGTCAGCGCCGAATAGGTGGTAGAGGTGGGCGTCCCTGTCGTCGTCTCCGTGAAGCTGGTTGTGGAGGTGTTGGGATAGGTCGCCCCCAAGGTCGAGGTCGCCGTCGTCACAACCGGGGTGTTCGTGGTTGAGGTCTGAGTGGAATAGACGTAGCTCTGCGTGAACGTCGGGGCCGAGACGGTGACGAGCGTCGTGTGCGTGGAGGTCCCCGTGACGGACGTCGTGGCGTTCGTCAGTCCGGCCGAGTTGGTGAGGTTCGAGATCGTGAGGGCGCTGAACTGGGAATGGCTGTGCGTGGACGTGCTGCTGTTGACCGGCCCGAAGGACGTCGAGTTGCTGCCGACGACAGTCCCGCTCTCGATGTGGACGAAGGTCACGTTCTGGTACACCACGAAGTCCTGAACGGAGGACCACTCCTGCGTCGCGCCTGCCTCGCTGGAGGTGGCCGACATGAAGCTCGAAGCCGTGGACTGCGACGCGCCGACAGGGGTCTCCGTGAAGACGGTCGTTGAGCCGTTGACGGTCGCGCTAGACGTCTCGGTTGACGAATAGCTGGACGTCCCGGCCAAGACCGCCGCCCGCGTTGTCTCCCATGTCCACATGGCGCTAGACCTGCTCGATCAGCCAGGTGTACCAGTTGTCGAACGGCAGCGTGCCCGGCGACGGGGAAGCCTTGTTCGTCTGGTACTGCAAGGCCCCGATGGCGAACAGGCTCCCGGGGGCGATGCAGCGGAACCAAGTGCCCCCTCCCGCGCCGTTCGTTATGAGGATGCCGAGGAGGAAGCTGAACGACGTAGGCGGCTGGCCCATGTTGACCGGGATGGCCGCGGGCGCGCTCCCGGCGAAGTTGAGGGCCGCGCTCGCTATCTGGCCGGACGACGCCGTGCAGTCCAACTGGAGGTAATAGGTGGTGGACGGCGTGAGCGTGAAGGTGCTGGCGTAATTGGAGGGCAGGAGCCCGCTCATGGTGCCCGGCTGCACCGTGAAGCTGGACGTGCCGGCCGAGATGACGTCGAAGGGATAGACCGCCGTCCCCCCGCCACCACCCCCGGAGACGGGGCTTAGTATCTGGTCAATCTGGCGGTCGAACTGCGTCGGCAGGCGGTCGGGCGGATAGACGAGGCGGTTGACTGTGAAGTCGTCGGCCATGGCCGCGAAATCGGCCTCGATGTCCCTCCTCGACCTTTCAAGCGGCGATTCCATTAGAAGCTGTAGGTGGTCACGATCGACTCATAGACGATGGTGCCTGCGGTGCTGACGAGATAGACGCGGTTCTCGACGTCGATCGGGGTCGGGCCCGAGGGCGGGGACGACGGCGTGCTCCCGGCAATCGTGTAGCTGTAGGCGCTGACCGGGATGTTGTTGAAGGTGGCGCTGCCCCCGCTGCCGCCGGTCGCGCCCGAGAGGTAGCCCGTGCATCCCTGCTGGCCGCCGACGCCCACGGAACTGCCGACGGGCGTGTAGCCGTAATTGATGGCCGCCCACGCCTTGATGGTGAAGGGCGTTGTCGAGACCTGCGTCGTTGGGTACGTGTAGGTCTGCGTCGCCAGGATGTCCATGTTGACCGGGGGGACGAAGACCCAGCCGGGGTTCGGGGACGTGAGTTCAATCTGACCCGGCATCGAAAACTTGATGCGGCGAAGAAGGGCGATCCCGGTCGGCGGCTTCTTGTAGGTCGCCCGGTTGACGACGTAGCCCGGCCCTTGCGTCTGCTGGAGGTCGATCAGATAGGCCGTGCCGCTGCCGGGATAGGCGGGCGTGGAGGCCGCCGCCGTGTTGGTCGTCACCTCGTAGAGGAGCGCGCCGTCGGATTCCCCGCGCGTCGTGATGTTCGTCTGGCCGTTGCCCTCAGCCCAGCGGTAGTCGTAAACGAGCCAGCCATTCTCGTTCCTCACCTCGCTCTCCACCAAGACGACGGTGCCCCCGATGGTGGCCGACGGCGTGGAGGGCGCCGTGCCGAGGCCGACGATCCGGTAGCGGACGAGTGCGCCCGTCTCAACGGTGTCCACCTCGGAGAAGACTGTGCCCGCGCCCTTCACCCAGACGGTCTTCCAAAAACCGTATCCTTCCGCGTCCTCGTAGCTCTTGCTTACCAGCACGGTGCCCGAAGGCCCGGATGTCGGCTGGATGGTGGCCCCGGCGGAGACGATGTAGCGGTAGGTCGTCCTCGTGACGCCGTTCGTCCCGGTATCGACCGATTGCAGGTACTCGGTATCGACGGAAATCTGCGCGCCTGACGTGCCGCCGGCGGACTCGGCCCACTTGTACGTGTAGATGACGGTCCCGTCCTCGAAGCGCGTGCCGTTGCGGACGTCGGTCGAGATGAGCGCAAGCGTGCCGCCGATGGCCGGGGACGGCGCGGACGGCGCGGAGTTGATCGCCGTGATGGTCGTTATCTGGAGCTTGTCGTTCAGGCGAATCTCGACCTCGGTTGCGATGGTGCCTTGGCCAAATGAGTAGATGCCGGTCCACATGCGGTATCCGTCCTGCTCCTCGTAGGAGATGCTGATCTCCTCGTAACCGCTCGGGTTGGTGATCGGGTTGCTGCTTCCCGGCGCGGCGATGTAGCGTATCGTCTGAACGGTTACGCCGGTCGTGCCTTGGTCCGGGGACAGCCGGTACTCCGTTTGCAGCGAGATTTGGCCGAGGCCCTTGGCAAAAGTGTACGAATATACGGGCAACCCTCCCGGGTGATCCACCTTGGCGTCGATGAGAACCGCGCCGCTCGGAGTCGGCGGGACTTCGTTCACATAGACGAGCGTCGTAAGGACCAGCGCGCCGTTGAACTTGTCGGTGATCGTTTGTGAAATCTCCCCCTTGGAAATATAGTGCCGCTCGATCCGTTGGAGGGTTCCGTCGTCGGTTCGTATCTCCTCCTTGAGGACGCAAGTCGCGCCCGGCTCGGAAGTGATGGATGACGTGCCCGGCGTCAGGAAGGTCGGGGTGATCCCGCTGACCGATACGGAGAACTGGAGGAAGTGCTGGGTTACTTCTACAAGGCCGTCTTGGTCGATGGTCGTGTCGTCGTCGCCGACTTTGGTTTCTCCGGTCGCGCTTATCTGCTCGTAAACCCTCGTGAGCGTCGGGAAGATCGTGTTTGGATTATCGCCGGGGCCGTTCAACTCAAACTGCCCCTCGATGGTCTGCTTTATCAGCAGGCAGTTCGAATACGAGGAACCCTCAGAGGGTGGCACTGAGTCCGCGCTGCCCCACGGCAAAGTGTACGCGCTGACGCCCGGTTGTGTCGTTCCTGCCGTCTGGAATTTCGGCACCTCCCCGAGGATGTCGTAAACGCGAGTGATTCGCTGGCGCAGGTCGGGCAGCGTCTCGACTTTGGGCGCACGATTACGCAAATCCGGGGCCTTGTAGTTTGCCACGCCCCCGCCATGCCACGAACGGCCCGTTATTACAAGTTCCCAACGGCTCCTAATGGTTAATAGGTATTGACAACAAAAATTAACCGTTAATAACGGCCCCCATATGGTAGCCACAGAACCGCGGGTCAGCTCCGGTTCCGCCCCACAGGCAGAACCTGCACAGCCGGTCAAACCGGCAAGTTCATTGCAGACATCCCAGGCAGAGCAAGAGAAGGCGACGATGGCGCTTCTCGGGTCAGCGAACAATCCCAAGGGGGTCTTAGACCTCGTGAAGGAGCTGACAAAGCAGGCGCCACGAAAGGACCCCCCTCCGACCCCGGAGGACGGCACGTTCCCGGTTGAACCCGAGACGCCAGCCGCCCCGGAAGCCGCACCAGCCACGCCCGACGCGGGGACTCCCCCGGAAGGCGAGCCAGCGGCACCAGTGGAAGGGGCAGAGCCCGCAGAGCCAGCCGCGCAAGCGGAACCCGACCCAGAGCCCGAACCGTCCGGCGAGGTAACACCCGTCAAGGCGGACAGGGCGCGCATCCGTCTCAACGAGAAGGATGAGGTCGGTCGGCTCGCAGCAGCCTACCAGATACGGAACCGCGACTGGACCCTCGAACAGTGTCTCGCGGCGGCGAAGGAAAAGCTCGGCGTATCGCCAGCCACCCCCGCAGCCCCGGCGCCCGAGGCCCCCGCGCCCGTAGGCGACCCAAAGCTCCCGCGCACGATCAGCGAGGTTGACTCCACGATCGAGAGGCTGGAAGCCGACAAGGTCCAGGCAGCTAAGGACATCGACATGGCGAAAGTCAGCGAGATCGACGTCCAATTGCGCAGGCTCGACCGCCAGAGGACCGCCCTTGAAAGGGCCGAGGAACGCGGAGCAACGCAGCAGGCAGCGGCCTACGACCGGCAATTCGCCGACTCGGAGACACGCGCCGCAGAATTTTACCCGTTCGTCTCGGACAAGGACAGCCCCCTTCGCCAGCGCATGATCGAGATCGAGGAATCACTGGAGGCCCTTTCGGACCCCCTGTTCCACGACCCGAACAAGCCGCTCCTCATCGCCCAGATGGTTGCGAAGGAAAACTCCATCGCGCCCAAGAAGGCATCTGCCGCCAGAGTCGCCGCGCCGGCCCAGCCCGCGGCACCGCGCCCGCCGCCCAAGGGGGTCCTCCCCTCCGGGTCGTCGCGCTCGGCCGCAGCCCCGCAAGTCAACCCCGTTGACGCGGCCATTTCCTCTATCAAGACCCAGGGTGACGTCCAGAAACTCATGAAGTCGCTAGGTGTAAGGCAGTTCTAATCACCCGGTTAAGGCAGGGAAGTGAACGCTAAGACGGCCCTCACACGGAGGGATTCCGTGCATCCATCAGCGTTTCACTTCCATGACAAATTTCCAACTCGGCACACCGAACACAGGCTTGGCGCTCGCCAACATGAGCCCGGCCTCGGTGCGCCAAATCTGGCAGAAGGTTGTCGATGTCTTCGAGCAGTCCGAGGACTTCTGGCAGCAGTTCGAGGGGACGAGCAAGCACTCGCCCATCTGGGTCATCAATGACACCGCGGTCGGCAAGGGCCTGACCTTCAACGTGACGGCGCGCGCGGGCTACTACGGCCCGGGCAAGCTCGGGGACAACCTGTTCAACGTCCAGAGCGACTTCGAGACCGACGTCATCAACAACAACCAGATGGTCGCGGACTACCTGCGCAATGCGACGAGCATCACGCAGAGGACCGACGAGTATCTCGGCATGCAGGGCGAGCTCGCCTCGGGCCAGGCTGAGGAGCTTGGCAAGTGGATGGGCCGCGAGAAGTCGGCGAGGGTCTTCATGACCATCCGGCTCCTGGGGCAGGCGAACAACTACTTCAACTCCAACGGCAAGTCGTCCGTCGGCGTCCTGAAGACAGCCGACGTCCTGACCTACAACGACATCCTGATGATGGGCCAGGCCCTGAAGCCGAAGGGTGGCACCCCCTGCGAGGTGGGCACCATTCGCGGGACCCCGGTTCGCAAGTACTGCGTCGTCGGGACGACCCCGGGCCTCTACGGGCTCAAGCAGGACCCGAACTACCAGCTCATCCTCCAGAACGCGGCCCCCCGCGAGAAGTGGGACGAGAACCCGCTCTTTCAGGGCGGCTACGCGGAACTGGACGGCCACTCCATCCGGGAGTACAACCCGGTTGACGCCGACGGCTACGCGGTCGCGGGCTCCGGGTTCAACCCGAAGGCTTACCTCGGCACCGCCATCACGGCGGGGACAGGGGCCTTCGCGGTCGCGGGCGGCGGTTCGGCTGCGGCGGCTGCGGTCACAACCACGCAGTACTTCAGGTACTTCGGCAACTACGCCTTCCCGTTCACGTCCCTGAACACGTACTCGCCGGGTTCGGCCGTGCAGTACTTCCTCGTCATCAACGCGCCCAGCGATCCCTACGGAAGCGGCGTCTCGATGTACGCCTACACGACCGGCAACAACGGCAACACGATCACGATCACGCAGCGCCTCGCTGCGGTGCAGAATGGTCCGGTCGCGCTCTCCACGGTCGGCAACGTCACATGGAACACCGGCCCCTGGGCGGGTCTCTGCAACGAGAACCACTCCATCGGCTCGACGATCGTCCAATGCAACGCCTACGGCGTGCCGATCGGTCAGTCGGTCATGTTCGGCTCGGGCTTCATGCTCCGCGGCTACGGCTCCATGAGGAACCAGCGTTCCCAGTGGGTCGTGGACGGCGGGTTCGAGACCAGGAAGTACATCACGTCCGTCTTCGGCCAGCAGCTGCGGCAGAACACGAACGGGACCTATCCCGGCTTCGTCTGCATGACGCACGCCCTCTCCTACCCGGAGCTCGGCCTGCCGGCGATCACGTAAGAGCCTCGTGGCCTTATCGAGCCCCTCTGCAAAGGGGGGCTCCATTAAGGGCATAGGCCCATACGAACCATGCGATTCCTATTCTCCGTGCCCGGCTCCCCCGTTGTCGGGGGCATGCGAAAGGGCGACTATGCGTGGAACCCCAAATATGGGAAGTTCCTCTACAAGGGCGAGCCGACCGACATCGCCGACTTCGACCGGGTGTCGAAGCTATGCTTCGGCTCCCCCCTCTGCAAGATCCTCCCCCCCACGGTCTGCCGGTGCCCCGACGACCCGCCGGAGGCTCCCCCTGTCGGCCTTGGCCTCGAGCCAGAGGAGGATGTGGGCAAGGCCCTTGAACTCATCGAACGAATGGCCCCCCACCGCCTGAAGGCCAAGACCGGGCCGAAGCCAGCCCTGGCGACCGCGTGAAATGCCCGGCCTCACAATACAGCAAGCCGCAAACGACCTCCTCTCCAAGCTGGGGATCGAGGGGACCGACCCCACCGTAGCCCCTACGCTGGCGCAGCAGGACGTCATCATCGCCCTCAACTGGGCCGGGCAGACGCTCCAGCGGGCCGGGCAGGATTACTTCACCCGGGCGACGCTCACGGTGGGCCTGTCGGCGGGGACCAGCATGTACGCCATTGCCCAGCCCATCCAGGAGGTCCTGGGGCCGATTCGGCTCAACGGGCAGGTGCCCTTGAACGCCCTCCTGTCGCGGGGCGAACTTGACCAGTTTGCCCGCATCTTCCTTGGGGAGACGCTCTACGGGACGGATACCGGCGTCCCGATCGCCTACTGGGTCGAGTACCTGAACAATCAGGCCGGGCAGGGGGACATCGAGCAGATCAACATCTACCTTGCGCCCACCCCCGGAGCCCTTGGCCCTGTCGTCCCCCTCCCTGGAACCATCGTTGTCGAATGCGTTTACGCATGGACGAACTACGCCGTGGCCTCCATCGGGTCGACGAACGTGCTGCCCATCGCCCGCCTCTACACGGAGTCCATCTTCCTTCCCCTTGCGCGTCGTGCCATCACGCGCAGCAGCCAGTTCAGCCGCAAGGACCTACTGGCGCAGATCGAGGCCGACGGCGACGTTGCCATGCAGACCCTTGGGACCGGCGGCGGCTTCCCGAACGTCCTCCAGCCCGAGCCTGAACGGAGGGTCACGGCATGACGACCGTCCAGTACCTTGAGCGCGTGGCCCGGCGGACGAAGCAGGGGCTCCTTACGGGCCTTTCCCTGACGGAGCAGAACGATGTCCTTCAGGCGGCAAATGCGGCCCTGATGAGGCTCTACAACGCCCTCCCTGAGTACCTGCGGGAGCAGACGCAGGGCTTCACCCTGGCGGCGCCGGTCACGCTCACCAACATCTCGGTCACGGCGGGCTCGACCGCGGTCTCCTCCGGCGTCTTCAGTCCCACGCAAATCGGCTGCTCGGTGCTGATCGCGGGCGACCCCTCCTACAACCAGATTCTCGGCACCTCCCAGCTAAGGAACCCCTACAACGGGCCGACCGGGGTTGCGGCGACGGTCACGGTTTACGGCGACGCCCTCTATTCGACGACCTACCCCTTCGACCGGGTTATCGGCAACCCGACCTACACGAACACCGGGCAGGTCTCCCTCTCCCCCATGAACATCGGCCGGCAGAACGGGGAGGCCAACTGGATTCTCAACACCGGCCCGGCCATGCCGCGCGCGTGGTGGATGCAGTACCTTGGCAACTCGCAGGGGGCGCTCCCGGGGGCGGTGCTCAAGTTCCTCCCCTTCCCGGATCAGGCGTACCCGATCAAGATACGCATGTCCTTCTGGCCGCTTCGGCTCCTCCAGCAGGACATTCAGGCGGCGACGACACTCACCGTGCCGGACCAGTTCCTCGAGACCGCGCTCATTCCCATGGCGGTCAAGGATCTCATGGGCACCGCTTCTTGGAACTCGATTTCCAAGGAGAGCGATGCCATGGCTATACAGAGTGACAAGGACGCCATGTACTTTCTGAAAGACCAAATCGCCGACCCGGCAGCGCCCGCGAACGGCCAATACTGCCCGATAGGCTTCTAACAACATAACCACCACCCGCCATGGGAGCACCAAAAATCTACACGCCAAGCGCCCTCCAAGTCGTCGACACCAACCTCCCCGGCGAGGGTGACAGCGACTTCATCAGCGACACGAACGTCCACTACGGCAGCTGGTACGGCTTCCTCGCCACCGCTGCGGTCTCCGGCTGCGACCTGACGGGCGGGAGCGTGAACGGCACCGTGACAAGCGTCCCCATCCCGGCGGGCGCTTGGGTGCCGGGCCGCTTCAGCTACATCAAGCTCGCGGGCGGAAGCGTCGTCGCCTACCGCAACCCGACGCAGACGAACCCGTCCAGCCCGACAGTCCCGCCGCCCGACCCCGAGTAAGCAACTTGCAAGGCCCACAATAACCGCTAAACCGTCCGAAGAAGGACGACCCACCACATGCCCTTTTCAAACGTCCCCCAGCCCCCGTTCACCGGCGTCATCGGCACCGACGACCAGATCAACATCAAGCGGTCGAACGGCATCCTGTTCAACGAACTGGGCGGCGTGCCGATCGGGAGCATCCTGGCCCTCGCCTCGACGCTGCCCAACTTCTCGCCGGAGCTGGGGGTCTCGGCGGGCGCGTCGGCGGGCAGCTTCTCGGCCCTCACCTTCTCGAACTCGAACGGGGTATCGTTTGGCATCTCAAACGGCGTCGTGACGGGGACCGTCCAGTCCACCGGCCTCGCCTCGGAGTGGAACCCCCCGGCCTTCGGAAGCTCCATCGTCAGCAATTCGTCCTTGGGCCAGAACTCCATCTACTTCGCGCCGTTCGACATCGAGGAGCCGCTGAATGCCTTCCGCCTGAACCTGTTCGCCTCGGTCGGCACGTCGTCGGGGCAGGCGTCGAACTCGACATGGGGCGTCGGCTTCACAGGCAGCGCCGCCCTCTACCAGCGCGACGTCGGCACGAACTCGACGCAGGCGACCTCCTTCTGGAGCGGAAGCTTCTTCTTCAGCGCGCAGGGGAGCAGCAACAGCAACATGACGATGACGGTGCCGATCGGCATCCTCAACTCGACGGCGATGCAGACGACGACAGGGCAGTCGTCCTCCTACCTTGCGTCCAGCGTGGGCGGCTTCCGGGCGATCCCGATGCCCATGTCGCTGACGCTGTTCCCCGGGCGCTACATCTTGGCCTTCGCCAACAGCAGCTCGACCTCGAATCTGGCGAACACGCTGGCCTTGACCTTCATGCAGCAGACGTTCGGGCAGCTCCAGTTCCGGCCGCTTGGGACGTCCAGCGCCGCGTCGAACGCCAGCTTCTTCGATCCCAACGGGGGCTTCGGCACGTTCAGCGCGACGTCGAACGCCTTCCCGGGCAGCGTGGCCCTGAACTCGAACTCGATCCTTGCCGCGACCGCCGCCACCCGAATCATGTTCAACTTCTCCGGCTACACCACGGGCACGAACTTCCTGTAAGGCGGGACATCCCAGATGGACACCCGGCCCGGCAGCGCAGCCTACAATCCGCCCCCGGCGTTCACGAACAACACGCCGACGGTGGACCCGGGCGTGCGTTCGCAGACGGACCTCATCAACGTCTCGACCGTCCTCCTCGTCCCGCCGGTCCTGAAGCTCTGGGTTGATTCGACGACGAACACCCTTCAGGCGTGGACCCTTCAGGCGGACGCCCTTGGCCTTCTCCCGGCCGACTACAACGCGGTCAGCAACGTCAAGAGCTGGCACCAGAACCCTGCGGTCCAGTTTGTCGCGGGCGGCGTGACCTCCCCCGCCACGGGGCAGGTCTTCTTCAGCAACTCGAACGGGGTGAGTTTCGGCCTAAGCGGGTCCACCATGACGGCCTCCATCGTGGGCGGAGGCGGAGGCGGAGCCGCGCTGTCCGCCGGGACGCAGCTTGCCAGCAGCGGAACGGTCGTCTTCTCGAACTCCAACGGGATCACCTTCGGCATGTCGAACAACTCGGTCCTGACCGCCAGCTTCTCGGCAGCCCCGGCGCAGACAGCCTACGTGTTCAGCAATTCCAACGGCGTGTCGTTTGGGACGAACGTCTCGACCGTCACGGCCAGCGTTGCGGCGCAGACCTCCCTCGTATTCAGCAACAGCAACAACGTCTCGTTCGGTATCAACGCCGGTACGCTGACCGCCTCGGCGACCGTCGCCTCAAGCCTGACCAACGTGTTCGTGTCGGCTGGCGGCTCCAGCCTAAGCCTAAGCGCGATCACGTTTAGCAACAGCAACAACGTCAGCTTCGGCCTCTCCAATAATTCGGTGATGACCGCCAGCGCCACCGTGGCGTCCAGCCAAGGCAGCATCACGGTCAGCGGCGGGGCAAGCTCGGCGGCGCTATCTGCCGTGACGTTCAGCAATTCCAACAATGTCTCCTTCGGCCTGTCCACGGGCGCCGGTGCGGGGACGATGACCGGCAGCTTTGCCCTAAATATGTCGGCGGGAGGCGGAACCTCGAACGCACTCTCGGCTGTGACCTTTGGCAACAGCAACGGCGTGACCTTCGGGCTCTCTACCGGCGCTGGCGTCGGCACGATGACCGCAAGCCACGCCATCGTCGTCTCTGCGGCGGGTACGAGCCTCAGCCTCTCGTCGATCAATTTCAGCAACTCGAACAACGTGACGTTCGGGCTCTCGAACAACTCGGTGATGACGGCAAGCGTGACCGTCGCCTCCACGCAGGGCAGCGTGAAGATGAGCGCCGGGGCCAGCAGCGCCAGCATGAGCGCCGTGACGTTCTCGAACAGCAACAACGTGAGCTTCGGCTTCTCCACCGGAGCGGGGGTGGGGACGCTGACGGGGAGCTACGCGCTAAACGTCTCGGCTGGAGGCGGCACGTCGAATGCCCTTTCGGCCATCACGTTCAACAACAGCAACGGCGTATCCTTCGGTCTCAGCACAGGGGCGGGCGTGGGCACCCTCACGGCGTCGATTGCGACGAGTCTCACGGCGATCAATGTGAGCGCCGGTTCCACCTCGACCAACCTCTCGAACGTGGTCTTCTCAAATTCGAACGGGATCAGCTTTGGGCTGAACGGTTCGACCGTGACCGGTGCTGTATCGGGGTACACCGCCTCGTTATTTGAACCTATGCCATTGATCGCGGTAAATGCGTCTGCCGCATTAGGTTCAGGGACAATATATTTCGATCCGATAGTTCTGCCCGTGGCCGTGTCATTCTCGCGGATCAACCAGCAGGGTTCAATAAATATGTTCGGCGCGAGCAGCGCGGTGGGCACAAGCGGGCAACTCGGAGTAACGAATGCGCTTGCGATATACTCGCGCTCCGTGACCGGCGCGGCGGGCAGCACGAACCTATCGCTGTTGTTCAGCACTTCTTCAACGATGTCCGGCGCATGGTCATGCTCTGCTACCAGCATTTCCATGAGCTACGGGTGGCAAACCGGGAGCACCAACGGAAGCTCGAGCGCCTCCTTTAGCGGCCAGACCACAGGGCTCACAAATGCCAGCTTTATTGGAGCTGTTAATCTCTCGTTTGGAGGAACGGGAACTTTGTCAGCCGGGGAATATTGGATGGCTCAGTCTTTTTCATCATCCACCGCCGGGGGCGCTTCAGCGAGTTCGATTATCGTGTCCAGCATAGTCTTATTTTCACTTCCCCAGGTCTCGACCTTCATGCCCGGGTTTGGGCAGGGATCAAGCAACAACCCGTTATTGCTTGGTCAAGGCGTGTGGTCAGCGACCTCAGCGGCATTCCCGGCGACGGTGGCTTTCCCGGCCATTATCTTTGATTCAAACATAGGTGGGGTAAACCGGCGCCACTTTTATCAGTTCCAAGCCTGATTCTATTTAAGCCGGAAATGTGCTTGACTTGATTCCGCCGCCGTAGGAGCGTCAGCGCGCCATGAAAAACATACTAAGGTCAGTTCTTCTCGCCGGGGCCACCATGCTCGCGGCTTTCTCTCCAAGCGCGTCCGCCCTCCAGTCGCTACAGATGACTCCGCCGGCAGGAACCGTCCTGACGCCGAAGCTCACAAATGTTCCGCAGCCGTTATACCTCACGGGCGGCCTTCCCACCGGATCGCAGGTGTTCAACACCGGAAATTTCTCGCAGGTCCGGGTCGTGTTTGTGTCCACCGGCAGCGGGACCTTTGCGCCGGTCCCCGGCGTCCAGGTCATCGTCCGATTTGTCCCGATCCCCTACGGATCGACCAGCTTCAAGGATGGAAACCTTGCCGATTACCAATGGCTCGCGCAATACTCCAACGACGTGTACGCCACATTCACGGCTGTCTCAGGCGAATGCGAAATTGGCCCGTGGTTGAGTCTGGCCACCAACGCACAGGGGGGCGACGACATATTCCTCATCGAGATCGTCGACCCCTCCAACTCGGGCAAGCAGGTGGAACTTGTAAACGCCCTCCTCCAGTTCCAGTAACACCGCACTTCCGGCTTGACTAGCGAATGGCGGGGGCGATTCTGGGGCCGAAGATGCCCCCGGAGATCAAACCCGCCATCATAGTCCCCCACAACGCAGGGGCGCAGAATGACGACATGGCGAAGGCGCAGGCCCGCCTCGACGCCAGCCGCTCCTACAAGAACCTCTCGACCGTCATAGTCTGCCCGACAAGGGGCGGTCGCTCCCTCTGCCCGAGGTTCGTCAGCGCGATGCAGGGCCTCATGCGCCCGATGAACCAGCAAGTCTGGGGTCCGATCTTCATGGAGGGGATGGAGGTCGGCGCGGCGTACAACGCGGCGATAGACATGATTCTCGCCAACCCGCAATTGGCCAAGTTCAAGTACCTCCTGACGGTCGAGGACGACAACCTGCCGCCCCCCGACGGCCTCCTGAAACTCTACGAGGGGATGCGCGACTACGACGCCGTGGGCGGGCTCTACTGGACGAAGGGCGACCTTGGGCAGCCCATGATCTACGGCGACCCCAAGGTGCAGCCGCTCAACTTCGTGCCGCAGCGCCCGGTCGAGAACACGATACAGCCGACGAACGGCCTAGGCATGGGCTTCACGCTCTTTCGCATGGAGTGCTTTAGGAAGCTGCCGCGCCCGTGGTTCGTCTCGAAGCAGAGTTGGGACCCCGCCGAGGGCGCCAAGGCGTACACGCAGGACCTCTACTTCTTCGAGAACGCGGCGAGGGCGGGGATGAAGGTTGCCTGCGACACAAGGGTGCGTGTTGGCCATTTGGACGTCGATTCGGGAATTGTTTACTGAGCCCTTTTACATGAGCAAGAAAACGAAAAAGCAGACTCCGCAACCGCCGGAACTCAAATATGATTTGGGGTGTGGCCGAAATTGCGTCCCTGGCTACATCGGGGTGGATCTCTACGCGCCCGACGTCGCGGTGAAGGCCGACCTGTTCAAGCTGCCGTGGACCTTCGCCAAGGAGGGGACCGTCACGGAGTTTCACGCCAGCCATTTCCTCGAGCACGTTCCGCGCGAGCTGCGCTGGCCGATGATGGAGGAGGCGTGGCGGCTCCTCAAGGTTGGAGGGACGTTCCGTATCGCGGTGCCGAACTGGAAAAGCGAAAGGGCCATCGGCGACATGACCCACGTACCTCCAAGCGTGTGCGCCTTCTTCTTCTACTACCTCCACAAGGGCTGGCGCGACGCGAACAAGCTCACCTACGGGCCGTATGATTTGAAGTGCAACTACGATCACGCGATGGGCCCGGCGGGAATTCGTATGCCATGGGCGCAGAAGAATCAGGAGGCGCAGCAATACGCGTGCTCACACCTGCTCGAGACTTTCGATGACATGTGGGTCGTGCTCACGAAAAGGCCGCTCGACTACGTGCTGCCGCCGCCGACCTGACATGGGCATCGACCTCCTTATCGCCGCGCTTGTGCTGATGCTCGGGGGGTCCTCCGCCGCCGCCTTGAAGGAGCGCAGCCAGTTGAAGGACGCGCACACGCAGGCTGTGGCCCTCGCCGGCACGGTCGATTCCCTCAAGAGCGCGGAGGCGGCTCAGGCTGCGGCGATTGCGCGTGAGGACGCCGATCGCAAGTCCAAGGAGGCCGACATTGCGAGGCAGGCCCAGATACGCGGCACCTACCACGTTGCGACCGGGCGGGCGCTCAAGGCGGTGCCTCCCGACGTCCCTGCGGCCCTCCAGTTCAATACCCTCGCCATCGGCGCGGACGACCCGCTTTCGGCCCTCGCAGAGGCGCAGGGGGAGGCCCTGGCTGCCGCGACGGAGGCGAGGCAGGCGCAGCTAATAGCCGACCTACAGGCGCAGCTTGCCGAGGTCAAGGGCGACAACGAAGCCAAGACCGCCGCGCTTGCCGTGGACGTAAAGGACCGCGTGGCGGCGACGGCGCAGATAGGCACGCTCACAGGCTCGGTTGCGGTGGCGACCTCGAAACTGGAGGAGACGACCGCAGAGAAGACGGACCTTCTTTCCAAGCTGTCCCTCCTCACCGCCAAGTACGGCCAGTGGGTGTTCTGGTCGGCTGTCGTTGGCGCCATCATCTTCGTCCTAGCCCACGTCGGGCTGTTCACGCACCTCTCGACCGTAAAGAAGCTGAACACCGTGACGGCGGCGCATACGGCTGCGGTGGCGACGATTGCCACGCAGGCGGCCACCATCCAAGCGCACGTACAGACCATCTCGGCTCTTGCCTTGGCGCCCCCGTCTGTTACCCTGTCAGCCAACCCGCAAAGCACGTTCATCCCGCAAAACACATGACCATCATAGAAATAGTCCTCCTCGTGGTCGCCATCCTCGGCGGCCTCCTCGCATATCAAGCCAAGCACAACGGCCTCACGATCGCAGCGCAGGCCAAGGCCGACGTCGCGGACGCAAAGGCTGAGGCAACGACACTGGCGCATGACCTGGAGGTGCGCGTGGTCGCCCTCGAGACGAAGGTCGGCCTGATCCACGCCGCGCCCGCGCCGACTCCCGCACCTGCCCCGACGCCCGCTGCCACGCCTCCGGCAGCCTAACGACATTTCCTCCATACTACGACTCCGGGTCGCTCCCGGCGATCGGCCCCCTCTCGGACGCGGGAGGGGGCCTTTTGCGTTTTGGCGAGTTCCTTTTTCGCGTGAAAAGGCGTACTCTTTGTAACTTGCTTGGCTATGGGGTTAAGTACTTACTCACCCTATTGCCATGCCAAGCGCGGCCTACGAACGAAAGCCGGATTTCTCCTCCTCACCTGCGGACCGGATCGCGTCAAGGGTTGGCAGCGTTGCCTTCAAGTGGGCGCTGAAGGGCATCCTTGGCGCGGTCGGCTGCCTCCTTTTGGCGGGCTTGGTTTACCTCTCCGCCAAGACCGCGAGCTTCAATCCCGACGTCGTGGCGGCCAAGGCCGATGTGGACGCCCTGAAGGCGCAGCTAAAGCAGGTGTCGGCCATCGCGGATGGCCATACGGCGATCCTGGTCGGGGTCACGGCGAGGCAGGACCAGACGAGCGCGGTCGAGGAGCGAATATTCGCGGCGGTGAAGCAGGTGGGCGCCGACGTCCACGCGCTCGACGTCAAGGTGGCTACCGTTGACCAGAAGGTGACGGACCAAGGCGAGCGAATGTCGGAACTGACATCGCGGCCAACCCCGCGCTAACCGGCCCACCCCATGCCGAAGAAGCCAAAGACGGACTGGGGGGTGGTGGAGCAAACACCCCATTGGCGGGCTTTTCAGAAATGGGCACGATTGCTGGCCATGAAGCCATATTCACCGCCGCCAGCCGAGCTTATGCCCAAGATGCTCACCCACGACGAGAAAACGGGACGGATTGTGCCGATGTTCCCCGAGGCCGCGCGCAAGGTGCAGCCGCTTCCGCTGCGGTCGCTAAAGACGCAGGCGGCTAGGTAGCCCCCGGCAGCGGCGGAAACCCGCGCCCCTTGGGCCTCGGATAGAAGGTCGTCCTGACCGCCTCCTGCGTGCCGAAATCCTCCTCCTTCCGGCAGTCCGCGCAGACGTGCTCCACGTGCTCGATCGTGGTTTCCGAGACCCCCGGGGCCATGACCTGCATCTTGCGGGCAACGGCGGCCACGCTGCGCCTGCGCCCGTCCTCCCCGCAGCCGCGGCTCCAGTCCTTGCAGAGGAACGCCCCGCAGCGGTCGCAGTAGAGGCTTATGGCTATCCGAAGGCTCACCGCGGGAGAGCCAAGGCGTCCCACTGGTCGCTTCCCTCGGACCCGCTGCACGCCGCGTACTTGTACTGCGCGCCCGACAGCCGCGCCAGCAGCTCCTCGGTGAGAATCGCCTGCTTCTGGAGCTGGCCCTGGTTCACCTCCAGCATGAGGACCGGCCGGAAGCGTGCCAGGGTCTTTGTCGCCCCGTCCAGGATGAACGGTTCGAAGCCCTCGGCGTCGATCTTCACGAAGTCGAGGCGCTTGAGCCAACCGGGGTTCGCCGCCACGAAGTCGTCCAGCGTCACGGTACGGACGTCGCCGGTCGATCCCTCGGTGGCCCGCGTCAGGTGGGATGCCCCCACGTTGGCGTCCCGCTCCAGCCATGCCGTGCCGGTGGAATCCGAGAGCCCCGCCTCGACGACCAGCACGTTGGGGTAGCCTGCCATGTTGCGGCGAAGGCACTCCGCGCTGTCGGGGTTGGGCTCGAAGGCGATGACCTTGCCGGTCGGCCCCACGAAGTCGGCGTAGGTCGCCGTGTGGTCGCCCAAGGACGCCCCGACGTCGATCACCGTGCCGCCAACAGGGATGTACTTCTGGAAGGGGAGGAGTTCCCCCACCGCGATGTCGAGGCGGCGGTGGTGCTCGATCCATCGGCTGAGGTGGGTGTCGTGGCGCAGCACCCACCAGTTCTCGGCGGTCTGCATGAGGTTACTTTCGTTGTGCATGGCGGTTCTTCTTTTCGGATAGCAGCGCGTCGATGGTGGCCGTGGCGTCCCGCTGCGAGAGGACGACGGCCTTCTCGCGGTCAAAGCCAAGCTGCGCGAGAAAGTGAAGCTGGTGGGGCGTCGCTAGGTCCATCCTGAACCTGTTCGTTATGCGGGCTATCATCTCCCTAGCCAGCCCAAAGCAGGTGACTTGGCTGACGTCGATACGCTGGCGGCGAAGGAAGTTGAGCATCCCCTCGGTCGGGGGACGTCTCTCCAGCTCCGTCTCGGGCTCGTAGGCGGCAAGTCGGGCGTCGCCCAGTTCCACCGCCCACGCCAGCGGGTCAAGCGTCCTCGCGGCCTTCCTCGCGTGCTTCTTGGCCGCCTCCTGTAGCGACACAAGCAGGTCGCGGGACGCCGTTGCCTCAAGGTCCAGGAGGTCCGTTATCCCCGTCCTCTCAGCCGTCTCCTCCGCCTGCTTGCGAAGGTCGGGGCGCTGGATAACGAGGTCCACCGGCTTAACTAGGTCAAGGCGCGTTGACACCCATGTGAAATCCAAAATTAGCATCATTCTTTTGGCGGACTTGGCGATGGCCGCAAGCCTCTCCGCCGCTGTCTCCAGCCCGTCAATGACACCAGGCAGCACGCGCATCCCGCGACCCATGGCCTGCGCCAGTAGGCTGCGGATCGTGGTGACGCGAAGCATGCAGCCGCAGTCGACGTCCACGATATCCACCCCCTCCGTGAGCAGCATGGCGTTGCACATGACGGAGCCAGGTCCTGCCTGCCTGAACGCCTCGATCTTCTCCGCCCTGTCCGGGCATTCGCCCGAGACGAAATTGGCTTTGAGGCCGGTGGCGGCAAGAGCCTCGGAGAGCCTTCGGGCGCTGTCGATCGACGGAAGCCACACGATTGTCTTTCGGTCCCACGCCTCGATCCTTATCTGGCGTGCTATCTCGTTCAGGAGCGGCGTCAGCCTTTCCGCGACCTCCTGCGAGTCCAAGTCCCGCCCCCGCATCTTCACGCCCTCGACGTCGATCTTGAGGGGGAGCAGCTTGGCAACTGGACGCACCAGATAGCCCTCGCGGCATGCCTCCAGCAGGCCAAACTCGCACTCGCGGGGGCAATGATCGTAGATCTGGCCGAGATTGCGCCTGTCCCCACGATCCGCCGTTGCGGTGAATCCAAGGATGCGGGCAAATCTCTCGCACGGTTCGCCGGGAAGGGGGGCAACCCAGTCGGGGTCCAAACTGCGCTCGCCAAAGTGAAAGTAATTAATGACGCGCAGGTGCGTCACACTCAGACTTCTGTGGCATTCGTCTATGATTACGAGGCCGAAGTGGTCCTGCGGAAATCCAAGGAGGCGGTTCTCCCGCGAGAGGGTCTGGATGGATGCGACAACAACGGAGTCGGACGCACTCGCATACTCATCGGCCTTCTCTATGCCCGCGACGATTCCCGTGCAACGAAGCAGCTTGTCGGCGGCCTGCGCGATCAACTCCTCAGTGTGGCAAACGATGACGACCTTGCGGCCACGCCGCACCTCGTCCTGCGCGATCTTGGAGAAGGTCACGGTTTTTCCCGTGCCTGTCGCCATGACGACAAGCTGCCTCTTGTACGTCGCCCAACCCTCCTCGACCGCAAGGATGGCCCGCTTCTGGTAGTCCCGCAGCGTCATGCCTCCCGGGATAGGCAGGTCCACCTCGCCGGGTTCTATCTCCCCCTCCGGCTCCTCCAGCTCAAGGTAGGGCATGGCAGAGTATCTCGCAGCCCGGCGACTCGTGCGCCATGGCGTAGCGTTTGATGAGCGTCAGGTGGACCGTCTGGGCGTCGTCAGCCCACACGATTCCGGTGCAGGCGTCCTCCGTGGACCTTGCCAGCTTGAGCGTGTCGGGCTTGGTCGTGGGGGATGCCGGCGCACCCTCGCGGAGCAGGCCCGCGTTCTTGCCGGTGCGGTAATGCCCCTTGGGGCGGGGCATGAGGAACACCATCTCGCACGACAGCGCGACGCCGGGAGGGCAGGTTATCCACTTCTGGGCGACCTTGGCGTTGTGCGCCTCGGCTGCGACTGCGGCCTTCCAGTTGCGGTTGCGCTCGCCTGCGTCGTCTATCAGGATGGCGCGCCCCGTGCGCTTACCGAAGCCTACGAATCGTTTGGAGCCGCCGGGCGACGGCGTGCCCACCACGAAGAACGAGATATAGCGGACGGACGAAGGGGGCTCCTCCAGGTCGAGCGGCATATCATCCAAAATGCAGCAGCTTCCTCGTCTTGGCCTTGAGGAACGCGGCGAACCGGGCCTCGAAGAAGCCCTTGGCGGTCACGGCGCTCTTGCCCCCGAGTGGGATATTGAGCGCCTCGCTCAATGCCTTCTTGATCTTCGTGCCCGAGTACGACAAGGCTGGCCCCATCTGCTCCGGGGAGAGGACCGCCGTCATCTCGCGGTACATGCCCGCCGGGTCCACGACGTCGAAGCCGCTGGGCTCCTCGGAGAGGCGGGCGGTGCCGCCCTCGTAGGCTATCGGCCCGCTGGCCTCGATGCGCTCCTTGAGAAGCGCCGCAGCGTCGTCTATCGGCTTCGTGAGCGTCCTGCCGCGAATCACCCAGTCAACGAGCGTTGCGTCGTCGGGGGTCGCCCGGATGGTGCCCAAGGCTTCGGGCGTCAGCGTCATTTTCATAAGTTCGATCTCCTCGCGGATTGCGGGACAGTTTTGGCCCACACAGTATTTGCATTGCGAAACGCCCGTTTCAACCTCCATCGGCCTGTCGAGGGCCGCATTGACCGCACCCTCCAGTTCGTCGCAGAGGGCGTCCAGCGCCTCCGCTCCGCTGATCTCGGAAAGGCTTACGCGCTCGTCGAAGTCGTCGTCGTTCCACGGCTGGGCGATGCGAAACTGGGACGCCATTATGCCATAGACCTTGCGGCGCAGGACTTGGTAGCCGCGCACCTGCCAGTTCTCGTCTGCGGCGTCCACCGCGATGCGGCCACACTTCCAGTCGAAGTCGCGGGCGATTGCGCCGTCGGGCGACGTGCCCGCGCAGTCGATGTGGCCGGTGAGGACGAAGCGCGGGAACTCCCATTCAAGCTCCGTCTCGACCTCAAGCGCGTAGAAGGAGGGTATGTGCTCCTCCACCTGCGAGACGCACCAGGGAACGATCCACTTGACGCTATCCGAGAGCCTGTAGGCTGGCAGGATGGTGGCGATGTCGCCCAAGTCCGGCGCGGTCGCCTTCATCTCGCGCACGAGATGCTGGGCAATCATCCAGTGGAGCGCCGTTCCCTCCTTGGCGTCGTCGCCTCCCCTGCGCTCCACGATGGCCCGCAGCGTCCGGCTGCCGGGGCAGCGGATGAGGGAGTCTAACTCACTCGCACGGATGCGTGGCTTGGCGCTCATTCTCCCGATTCGATAAACTTACGGTCCTCGTCTGTGAGCGCCGGGTGGTCCAGTATCTCCATGTAACGGAGCACGCTATTAAGACCGCTCAGGACGATCCTCATTCGCTGCGCCCGGTCGTTGGCGACCTTCGTTTCATGCTTCGCAGCGCGGTAGCCCTCGACGTATTCCAGCGCCGCGCCGCACAGATCCTTGCGATCAACCATGATCGTCGGGACGTGACTGTAGAGGAATGGCTCCTTGCCGAAATAAGACAGGTCTGTGATTGGGCCACCAGCGACCTCGGCGCGTTGCGCCATGCGCCAATTCTCGCCGCTACCCGGCTCGGCGGATAGGCGCAGAAGCGTGGCAAGGACCCTCTCAGGTATTCTAGGCTCGCTCATATTGCTCCACCTCCAGCCCAACGTCGTTACTGCGAACCTGCCTGTACCCCGGGTGGCATTTCTGGCGCCCGAAGTGCTGGCCTTCCAAGAGGGAGGGGTCGCGCTCAAGCCGGATGCCGCGAAGCAGATTCTTTGTCCGCATGAAGTCCCCGCGACCAATCTGCGGCACATCGCGCAGGAAGTGGCCCATCAGGTCCAGTACAGCGGGCGTGACCTCAGGGTCGGTTAGGGTTTCGTCGCTCATGGGTTTGCGAGCTCCTTGGTCATCATGAGTGCCTTGGCTGCCGCCAATTCCAGAGTGCTCGCGCCGGCCCTATAGAACTTACCGTCGCGGGCTCCGGTCACGGGGATCGTGCAGAAATACTCGCCAGGCGCGGTGGAATAAACCCCCCTCTTGCCCCACTCAAACCCGTGCGGCCACTTGTCCAGCAGTTCAAACATGGCGCGAAGGTCATGCAGGTAGCGCGGGGCCTCAGACGCAAACCATCCCTGCCCGTCAATCGTGGGCATCTTGAACTCCTTGGTGTCTCCAAAGGCCCTCCCGTAAATGCTCTTTTCAATGCCGGTAAGCACAGGAAGCCCGGCAACGTGCTCCGCGAGCGCCGTCTCGATCTCTCGCTCGCTGGCCTCTGTGGAAGCCTTCTGATATTCCTCCATGCTCATATGCGCTGACGTGTCGATGCCGCGCTCCGCTCCACCTCAAACGTGACGCCGGGGCAGACGGGCAGCGCGTCACCGTCCTTCCAGCCGTTGCAGAAGGTCGCCCTGATCCCCGCCATGTTCGCCGTCTTGGTGATGAACGGCTCCGGCAGCTTGGCGACGTCCACGCTGGCAATCTTGAGGGTCGCACGCATGGCCACCCCCTGCGGTCTGGCTGCGACGGGCGCGGGGGCGTGAAGCGCGGCTTCAAGGGCGACCTGCGCCTGCGACTTCGGGGCCGGCGGCGGGGGTTCCTCCATCTCGGGCTCCGGTTCGTCCTCCTCCAGGGTGAGCGGGACGGACTCCCCTGTGGCAAGGCGTTTCCTCTGCTCCTCGGCTTCGGCTGCGTCGGCCTGCTCCTTGGCGATGCGGGCGACTTCCGCCTCCCTAGCTGCCTTCTCGGCGGCGATACGGCGCTCACGCTCCTCCCTCTCGGCCTGCTCCCGAAGCCTGCGTATCTCG